GACCCACCGCTTTGAAAGAAGCAATCCGGTCAAGAATATCAAGGTTGTGATTGGTTGTAGTACCCCACGCCCCTGACTGTTCTCCAGACCCTATCTTTTCTATGCCAAAACTTGTTGTATATGATGATGCCATGATCTTATTCCTATGCCGCTATCTTAACCCAATTTGGTGTCTGTGATTCATCAATAGCACTCCAAACTAAGGCGTTGTTAGCTTTTCCTTCTGCCGAAACTCCAGTTACCGTGAAAGAGAAATTAATTTGTGTGCTTCCTATTGCGCTGGCCGCTGATACCCCACTTGGTGTAACTAATGCTTTTCCAGTTGTAGTGGGAGATCCTATTGCGCTGGCCGCTGATACTCCCGTAACACTTACGGTAACAGGAAAAGTTACGGTAACCGAACCAATCGCACTAGCCGCTGATACTCCCGTAACCGAAACTGTTTTAGGAATACTCGCAACAGCAGTGCCTATCTGACTGGCGGCAGAAACACCTGTGATTGCAAGAGGGACCGGACTATTCCAAGCCCCCTCGTTCCAAGTGCCTCTATTCCAACCAGTAAGAGATGCCATTAAGAAATCCTGATCACCGCGTTGTTTTCATCATTTGCAGGGTATTGAATTGTAAAATCACCTGCGCTTGAAGATTTATCTCCTCCAAAATTAATTACCGCTACTGCGGGGTCCGCAGCATGGTTTGTGGTAGATCCTGTTCCAGCCGTGGAAAGAGTTGAGTTGTATATCAAAGCTCCTCTCGCGTTAGAAATAGTTGAAGAAGAAAAAGTGGTATCTGCGAAATCAACAAAGGCTGTTGGAACTGAACTACTATTGTCCGCAAGCCCAATGGTCACGCTGCTAAGAGCGGCCCCTCCAGCGGAGTAGTTTGTGCCAGAAACCTCATTACTGGTTGTGTATCCAGTAGTGTCCGCTGAAATGGACGAGCTATTGGTAAACATAGCAACCTTAAAGGTGTCCGCTGAAATAGCACTAGATCCCGTTCTAGTATGCGCGGTCAAACGGTGAATACCAGCAAGTATTTCTCTTTTAAAAGTACCGCACATTGCGGAAGTACCAACGGCCATTATAATCTCCTTATAATTTCAGCCATGTCTTCATGGCCTTGCTGCCTCATAAGAGCCCAAATAGTAGTCCTCTCACTTTGAGCCATTCTATTCATATAGAAAATCAATATTTCCTTCAACTTATCTCTATGTGCTATCGCTTGATCCCGTATAACGGGGGGAGCATCTTTGGATACCACCATAATCTTGTTCATAGCCATCTCAGCCATTTCTTCTGGCGAATGACCTCTGTTGTTACTCGTAAATACAAAAGGATCTGGTATCGCCGTATGACTTTCACTATCAAACATTACAATACTTCTCTTCTAACCCTATCGTAACGATATTGATCTCGTGTCTGTTTTCCCTCACCAAGGTTTTTCAACCATTGAATAGATTCAATAAACCTGTCGGTATATTCTTTTTGAAGGCTTGCTTCACCTTTCATAAAAACATAAGCCTCACAAAGACTTCCGTATAAAAGGCAGAGTTCCGCATTAGTTCCAAGCCAACTTGTTCCATCACCACTGGTGGTTATAGAAGTTGGCCTATAAAAATAATGTAGTTCCATAGTATAATTAGTATCTGGCGTAGGAGCTAATAAAAAACTATTTTCATTCCAATCAGCATAATACTGAGGCGTCCCTGTAGTCGCCGGGTTTGGTGTAAAATCTTGTAACATTGTTACTTGTTTATAGAGAAGAAACTCTTTGCTCGAAGAATTTATAACGCTTAACGAGTTCTGAGAAAGAAAATCAACGGGTTTAGTTAGATATTGATTACCCGAAGTAGCACTCCCTTGAGCGTTTTTTCTAAAAACATCTAATTGACATTCTTTAAGAATGCGTTCTTCAGCGTTTAAAATAAATCTAGGTAACTGACTTACAAAGACAGATTCAGTGTTTTGAGTATAATCCTGGATAGCTGTTTTTAAAGTTGTAAAAGTAAAAGACATCTTATGCACTCACAGTTACAGGACCCGCAGAAGCATTTTCACCGCCACCTTGTGTGTTACCAGAGGTTGCTGTTCCACTGCTTGCACTAAACGTGTAACGATTATCATCAACCTTAGTAATAGAGTATCCACTAGAATTTTCTAAAACTGAAGAAGAAAAACCATCAAAAGGGGAAACAGAACGAAATCTAACAGTGTCCCCAGTGCTTCTGTTGTGTCCTGGTTCTGAAACAGTTATGACAGCAGAACCGCTGTTTCCAGAACGAAAAGAATTTAAAGGGAGAAGAACTGTAACAGAAGGCTCATCTCTATCGGGCCTTGGATCTCTCAAAGCTTGAGGATCTGCGGGTGCCTTCACAACGTTTAATTGTGGTTGTTTTGCTTCCCACTCATCTTTACCGACCAACAGACCGTTCCACTCTTTACGCATGTCACGCAAAGGGTACGCAAACCCGGATCTATCTGAAATGCCCAAAGCATATTTATTTGAAGCAAATCTACCCATTACGATACCGCACTAACAAAGGTATAAGAAGGAACCAGACTAAGACTTGCCTTGTCCCTATCCTCTTCAGCAGCCCTTGTGAACTCCTCTTCATAAAGTCCTTTTAATATCTGAACTCTTTCTGGGGCTCTTTTCAACGCTATGTAATAAGCTAAACCAGCAGCTAAACAGGGGTAAAAACGAAACGGGATTTGAACAGTATCGGTAGCTGCATCGGCATCATCTATACGAACTAACCTGTCGTAAATAAAAATATCGGTATTGTTCTCAGGGGTGGGCCAAACTCTAACAGTTGGTGTAATATGACGATTGACATAAAATTGAGTTGGTCTACCTGTGGTTCCTTTTGTGGCTATAGACAGATAATCATCTCGACTTATCCTAGTAACAGATAAATCTGAATCACTTCTACGCACAACTCCAGAAAGAATATCAATCGTAGATTGAGTATCAATTAAACTAGGACTAGCCGATATTGTCGTACTAGCACCACTAGTTCCACCGGTTATGGTTTCACCCGAAGTAAAAATTCCAGAAGGAACCGTAAGCGTCACAGTAGTAGAGGTAGGTTTAGTAATTATGGACGCCGTTACAGAACTAGTCCCACCGGTTATGGTTTCACCGACACTAAGACTAGAAGAAGAGCCCACCGTTGCAGTAATTGTTCCAACAGGGTACTCAGATATCCCAGAAGCTACCGTTTGTGTAACTTGTTCAATTGTCCAACGATTAAGACCTCTGTTAGCCCAATCGGCAAACAAGAAATTTAAGGACCTACGTGCTGTCTTAGAATCATAACCAGTGCGAAACTCTAGTCCACACCTCTCAAACGCTTCTTCGACATATTCCGCTACGTTTGGTTCAAAATCTTTTGATCCAGAAACAGCCATTGTTTTCTAACCTTTAGTACTGTTTAAGGCAGTGAAGAACAATCGAATAGGTATCTCCGTTGCTGTGTCCTACAGTGGTCAACTTCACATCTCCTGTATTCCCACCAGAAGCTGCAACATTTGGAAGACCACTCAGATCTGAGTAGTCCAATGTGTCTGAATAATCTGCGGGAAGTTCAGCAGCTATGACGTTAGTAGAAGCGTTCCAAAGTAACTTAACGCCCATGCCGACGTTGGTAAAAACAATTTTTTGAATACGAACACCCGTGCAAACCGTTCCATCCTGCAAAGAAGCAAGACCCGAAACATCTATCTTAGTAACGGCAGATTCTCCGGTGCCGTCACTGGTGTTAGTAAGGTAAAAAACAGCTTTTTTAGGTCCGTCCTCAACTGTAGTAGCAGTTACTGCATCAGCCATTACTATCTCCTTTTAAAAGAATGGGGGTTTCCCCCCACCCTGATTTATGCAATCTGCACGTACTCAATAATGAACGTAAAGGAGCCTGCGGTTGTAGCATCTACCGTGTTTGTAATGTTACAGTAAATTGTTCTTTCTGCTGAAGTATATTGAACAGAAGCCGGGGCCGTAGTTGCATCTTGCGTCTGCAAAACAAGGGAGGTTACAGTGACGTTACCAACCACAACTGTCGTTCCACCATCCAAAATTTCATCAGTTTGTGCTGCAACAATTTGAGCACCTGAGCTAGACGTTCCGACCTCGTAACCAATATCACCAGTTCCGATTGTAGG